CGGCGTACTTGTACGCCGAGGTGTTCTTCGTCGCGGTGGTGTCGGCCTTGTTGCAGCCTTCCACGAGGATCGTGTCGAGGGACACGTCCGACGTGATCACGCCGGAGGTGTAGTCGACGATCCCGAGGAAGCCGATGGCCTGCTGAGGATCGCGGGGCGTGTGACGGCCAATGGTGATGCTCTGGAGGGCGTTCAGGCCCCACAGGATGCCCTTGGAAGCCGTCAGAACGCCGGTCGACAGAGAAATACGGTCATGGGTAAGCATTGGAAGCCTCCGTAAAAGCGGTGCCGTTTTATGAGAGGGTGCCTACACCAACCGCGTGGCAGGTAGACGTACCCGTTTCAATCGATACTACGACTTACACCCTTGCACATTCGCCATGACCTTAGCTAATCCGTTCCAGTGTGAAGGCAACCAGACCACGGTACCGCTCTTTGTCCGAACCGCCTTCAGCCGGAGGAACCAAAGTGCTCCGCGGGCCATCAGAAAACCGCATCTGGCCGATCAGGAGCGTGTCCGTGAAGGACGGGTTGATGGCACCCTCGCTCGTAAGTGGCTGATGCTCCGTCATGTTATACAGATACACCTTCACGATGTACCTTTCCAGATCGTTGGTCAGGTCGATCCGGTCGCCCTTGTTCTTGCCCAGAATATCGATCGTGAAGTACCTCTCCCTGAACTTCATGGAAGAGCCAATATCGAAATCCCGGCCTTCAGAGGATTCCATCTCATAGGCCACGACTGGTAGTTCGTGGGTCTCGAGATATTCCTCCTCCGGATACCCCTCAGTGACGTTCACGGCGTATTGGAGGGCGGTCACGGTGACCGCACCCGCCACCGGGTTGTTGAACGTCACCGAGGTGTTCCGGAAGTCAATGGTGTACTGACTGGGGTCGATGGTTACCCCGCCCACCTTTACTGTGAAGCCATTCAGGCTGGTGTTCCCGTCCGCGTCAAGATGGCAGAAGGGGTAGCTCTCCGGACGCCCGTACGTGACAGTGGAATCGCCCTGTCTGTTCAGCGGCCAGTTGGTTCGCTGGACAGTCCAGTTCTGCTGCCTCAGGATCGTGAAGATCCTGTGCTCGACGGAAGACTGGATGCTGCGGAGTTCGGAAAACATTACACAGACCTCTCAATGACTGAGCGAACCGTCTTCTTGACAATATCGAGCAATCGGTAGTCGACCATTGGGTTGATCCGGCGGAATCCGGTCTGGGCGAACTGACCACCCACCTGAGCAAGCACGTTCCACCCCTCGAAACCCTTGTGGCCGTACTTACCGAGGACATTGGACGCCCGGCTCTTGCCGTCCGGCCCCATGCCGTACTGCGGGAATTCGAAGAACAGCGGCCTGTCCAGACGAACCATGATGCCCTCACCGAGCCGCCCGGCGAAGACCCGCTTCATCTTGTTCAGGAACTGGACTCGGTCAGGCCCCTTCATGTTGCCCATGTCGGCGGCGTTCTCTGCGTGACGCATGGCACGTTCGAGAGTCACCCACTGCCATTTCGCAGACCAATGCTTGCGACCCTCGTGGCCGTCCTCAAAGAACAGGAACCAACCGGCGGTTTCCGTGCCCTTGCCCTGACCCTGAGTGGCCTTGTCCATGGCGGCGAGTTCGAAGACGTTCAGCCAGACCTCTGAGGTGTTCCGCTGCACTTTGTGCTTCAGGGCTCGGATCAGCTTCTCCCGGAGTGGCTTGGTCTTCCGGCCCCGCCTCACTTCCTTACTGACCCTGATCGCCTTCGTGTACCCCCAGATGATCTCCTTCAACATCTCTTCGCCCAGAGCGTCGAAGCGGTCTTCGAGTGCGTTACTCACCCGGTGATGCAGGGTTTCCAGCATGAGAGGACTGATCGGGACTGGACGCCCGCTGCCTGTATCGAGAAGGATGTGGACGTTTCCGTACATTAGTCCTCACGAACAACCTTGATGGACGACCTGACAGGAGTGAGCAATCCGGTGGTGGCCGGAGTCTGCGTCTCGCGTCGGTAGCGGATACCGTCGATCAGGAAATAGGCGGCTGTCTGCAGTTTCCCCTTCTCACGGGCGAAGGTCTTGATGATTGCCTCACCCGTCTGGAGCCCGCCCTGCATGGTCGGCTTCAGCTTGGTCTCCTCATCGCCCAGACGAACGTTGGCCACAAGCTGGATCTTCCGCTCGGTGGTGATGTTGCCCTTATTCTCGCACACGGGGCAGACACGGCCAGTGAACGGCTGCGTGCCGGTGCCGTTGTAAACCCCAGTGCCTGTGTTGTTGCGTGCGTCGAATTTGCAGTTGGGGCAGCGGGTCTTGTCGACGAAGACGGCGAGCGTGACGTGACGCTTCGACAGGTCGGTGATAAGCTGCTCGACCTTCTTCTGGAACAATGCGTTGATGCGTGGGCGAATCAGGGACACGGGTCACCTCCTTAGCAACTGGAGGCGGTACCCATGAAGCCCTCACTGCGAGCCCGGAGCACCGCTGCTGTATACATCGACCCCAGACGGGTCAGAGCCTTGTCTGTTGAGGCGGCGGTCTTGGACGTATCGATCGTAGTGTCACCGTCGCGGATCAGGATCGCGTCGTCGGCGGCTTGGTTGGTCTTGTGGGCGTACAGAAGAGCCCCCGCACGGTAGACGATCAGTTGTTCGATCTCGGCGTACGGCTTGGAGACCCCCTCCTCATTGCCGTCGAACATCTCCGACTCGGTGTCTTCGATGGTGGCCGAGGCTTCGTCCACCGAGTAGGTGAACTTCATGTCGGCCTTCACGCCGCGGGAGGCGTCCACGAGGAAGTCCAAGATCTCGCGGTCAGTGTAGCGGGAGACGCGGTACAGGATGAAGATGTCGTCGCCCTCGACCGGGTCGGCGGTGAGGGTGATGATGTTCCCTTCGACTTCGTAGTCGGTGCCTTCTTCGAGGGTCACGAACTGCAGATCGAACCGATCCACAGCAATGTTGCCTTCGTTGTTGATGAGAACTCGGCGGGTGCCATCGGAGGTCGCACGTTCGTTGGTGGACTGGACTGTGTCACCGCCGTGACGCCGCGTCCAAGCCACGAGATCGTTCAGATCGTAAATCATGGTGCTACCTCCGATGGCACAGGTCGCCGAAGTCAGAAATTAGAACGGCAGCGTAATCCCCTTCGCGGCACACAGCTTACGAGCCGCCTTCAGGAGACCGCTGCGACTGCGTTGCCACGCCTGTCGGGCCGCTTCCCTTAGCTCCTTTTCCGGGAGTAGGGGCAGCTTCTCGATCGCCGCGTTCTCGGTCAGGGCCATCAGGGCACCTGCCTTCAGGTCTTGGTTGGCCAGAGCCAGCGACATTTGTCGAATGTCGGCGGTGGCGTCTCTGGCCGACTTCATCTTCTCCATCAGTTCGGCCTGCTCGGGCGTCACAAGATCCGCGATCGTCCGCTTGGGCTCGACGATGTACGGGATCGGTTGCCACGGCCCCTTCTGGAGCTTGGCCTGAGCGATCTGCATCGGCTGGTTGGCCTTCATCCACGCGAGGCACTTGGCCTTCGTGGGGAAGTTGATCTCCTCACGCTCGCGGGCCTGAAGGAAGGGGGACGACCAGACCTTCTTGCCTTCCCTCTCCACCCGCTCCTTCCACCGCTGTTCGACCCGCTCGGCCACGCTCATGGTGGCGAGGGTGCCGTTCTGGAGTTCCATCTCGGTCTGACTGGGCGGCAGCTTGACCTCACTGGACTTGGCACCGGGCACTTCGGGAATGCTCGTGGGATTGTAATCAGTAGCGATGAGGCCAGCACTGGGGGTCGCGGCCTTGGACTTGGCTTTTGCCATGACTGTGGTCTCCGTGAATTCCATCTCCAGCGTCCGACGTCCGAACGCTACTACGCCTTATCGACAAAATGACAGTGTTCCCCTTAGTTTCTGGTCTGGGTCGTGATTCCGATCCTGTGCTGCACGGTGCCGACGTAGGTTCCCCCCAGATCCAGTGCAGCGTCGTGGACGAAGGTGTGGGTGGTTCCGCCCGGTGTGGAAGTCAGGCCGGTCTTGCCCTCACCCAGAACGCCCTTGCGGGTACACTCCGTCCACTCCACACCGTCGTCGTCACCCGTGTTGAATTGGATGCCCACGTCCGCTGTGTCAGAGTTGGCACCCCAGAGTTTGTACGTGATGGTGATGGTGCCCGCTGTGGCGTCGACTGATCGGCTCTCGATCGTGGCCGTCACGTCCCCCTGATCGTACATTGCAACCGAGTCAGTGATCAGGCCCATCTTGTGGGTACTCTCGACGGTGGACTTGGTGTAGATAGACCCGCGGTCAACCAGTGTGAAGGGTGACGTCAGGACGATCGAGAAGTGATGAACAGTCTGGGCCTGCCAGCGGTCGACGAAGAAATGAAGTTCGTTCGACGACTCATCCAGAGCCACAGACAGCCCAGATACGTCTCGGTGTCCTGCGGGAGTGTAGGCGGTGGTCGTGGGTGGGTTGGTTCCATCCCAGACGGTCAGTGTCCACTTAGGATGGTGGTTTGCGTTGTCCCAAGATGGCGACGTGTCTTGAATGATGCGTCCGGCCACGCCGAGGATGTACAGCTTGTTGGCATGAACGAACATGTGTGCGAATCGGAACACGTAAGAGTGCTCACCAGCCGCGGCTCCGGCGAAGTTCCAGTATGCCTTGAATTGGGTTCCACTGGGCTGGGCGGCGAAAGGCACCCCGCTGTCGTCCACCGCCTTGATGAAGACGGCTTCGCCAGAATAGTTCAGCGTGTGGTAGATCCACCCCATCTTGGTGTTTGAGGGAGTGCCGTTGTAGTTGAGAACCTTGATCCGGGTGCCCAGACCCTGACTTTGCCACGGGGTACCCCGCCCACCATTGGTCGGAGTGATTCCTGTGTCCCACTCCAGATGAAACCCGCTGACCGCTGCTTGGTCGGTGATGTGAGTGCCGCCGGACATTTCGAATGCAGCGTCCTCGCTGATGTCGAAGGCGAGAGTCCTGCTCCCGTCGTCGGGATCGTAAGCGTACACCCTGTTGCCCGGGGTGAGGACGTAGATCTTGTCATTCCATGAAGCCGACGCGAGCTTGGCGTTGAACATGGAAGTGTGGTAGGTGCCCACCGAATCGGGGTTCATCAGGACGGACGTGAACTTATTGTTGACGTCCGAAGTGATGACCAGATCCGAATCCACGTTGCCCGAGCCGTCGATGTCGATGGTGGCGTTCAGGTTCCAGAACAAGCGGTAAACGCCACTGCTGTAATAGGACACGGGGCCGAGTGAGTTGGTCATCAGCATCCGGTCTCGGTGCGGGATGACGCGAGGCATAGACGCTGAATGGTGTGCTTCGTCACCCGTTAGAGTTCCGCCCCCGAAACCCAGATTGCCCATCTCACTGACCTGACGCTTGGTGAAGATGGGGTTCCCCGAGCCGTCGTAGTAGAACGTGTAGAGGTACATGTAACCCCGCACGTCGTTCACCATGTACGCCTGCTGGGCGAACCAGTAGCACCGTCCCTTGTACTGGAACACGTTCCCCCAGACCTCGGGATTGTAATCCGGATTGGTGATCGCGGCCTGCTGTGTAACGTCAGAGCCGTTAAACGCACCAATGAACGACTTGGTGCCGATGTTGGTTTCATTGAACCCCAGCCACCGGGTGTGCAGCTTGCCACGATAAACGAAGCAGCCGTGGTTGCGGTACCGGTGGCGGGCGTTGCCCTCGCCGCCCCAGTCTGTGGGTGCGTACGTCCCCACCAGAGACCATGACGCACCGTCGTGGTGCATCAGACGACCGTCACTGAACCGCATTGTGTAGAGACCCTTCATGGTCTACTCATCGGGAAAAGGAATCAGGAAGTCTTAGATCTTACTGGCAGCGGGAGATCACCTTCACCAAATGAAAGACCCCGGGAGGTCATCCCGGGGTCTTTGTTCTCTGGTGAGATTGGGCCACCTCGATTAGAAGGTGACTTCGACGAGGCCCTTGGAGTCGAGCACGCCGAAACCGAGCCGCTCACGACCGATGATGCCGATCTTCCATTCGAGCACCGCGATCGGGTTGTCCCGGGTCGACAGGTTCTCGCGGATGGGCATGACGCCGTAGCGGATGCCGTCCTTCTGGGTGAAGGCGTAGCCCTTGTTGTTGGCCACGAGGGCGGTGTTGTAGACGCGGTGGATGCGGATGTCCGCGACCGAGTCCGAACCCTTGCCGTTGCCCCAGATCTGCTGACGCATGCCCTCGGGCAGGGCCTGCATCGTCAGGGCGTTGCGGAGGTCGCCGAAGCGGCGGGGCGACACGTAGATGTCGGTGATCCGGCGACCGCCGATGCCGATTTCGTCGGCGAGGGTGATCAGTTCGTTCACCGTGTAGATGTTGAGCTTGCCGGTACCCGCGGCACCCTGCGTGCCGTCGTTGGCGTACGCCTGCAGCTTCTGGGTCGTGGGCAGAGCAGCCGCGTGCAGCTTGATCAGGTTCCAGCCCGCCAACTCCTCCTGCTTGATGAAGCGGTTCTTCAGCATGAGGGTGGCCAACTGGCCGACTTGGAACCGCCCGTCCTTGGCGATGTCCATCTGGTACTCCACGCCGCCGTCGAGGCCGAACGTGTCAACCGACATCTGCTTGCCTTCCATCTGGACGGTCGGGATGCCACCGATCTGCGGCATGATGTACACGCAGTCCACATCCTCGAAGGGGATGTCGTAGATCGGAGTGGCCCCGCCCGGCAGGAGTTCGGGGTTGAAGATGAATCGGACGGTGGACTGGATCTCCAGTTCCGGCTGGATGACGTTCGCCCGGGAGGCCGCGAAATCCATGCGGGCCTGCGGGTTCAACGCCGTCTGGCGGAAGAGAGCGATTTTCTGTTCGTGAGTGAGGGACATGACTTGTTCTCCTTGTGATGATCGCCTTGTTTGGGATCAGACTCTTGTGAGTTCCGTTGTGAGTGAAGTCACGTCCATTACGACGCGACGGTGGACAGCGGGAAGTCGAACCGGACACGCACCGGCTTCGGGTCGCCAGCCGTCGCATCGCCAGCCGTCTCGAAGACAGCCGGGAGTTCGTTGCCAGCCACGACCGCAGCGGACAGCTTGCCGCCCACGGCCACGTAGCACTTCTGACCGGCGGCGACGACACCCACGTAGTTGCGGGTCTCGCAGTAGCCGGAGCCCACGACCACGCCGATCGGCTCGTTCGTGCCGAGACGCTGACGGGTGTCGTTGGCGAAGCGGTAGCCCTGCAGTTGGCCGAGCAGGGTGTCGTCGTACGTCTCCTGCATGGCGAAGCCGATCGCCTTCGGGCCGTCACCGGTACCGGCGATCAGAACACCGACGTACTTCTCGTCGATGACCTTCCTGCCCGCGGCGGGGTCGAGCTTGAGCACGGTGCCTTCGGGGAACACCTCGTTCGGGACGTAGAAGGGAGCCCGGATGCCACCACCGAGGTGGCTCATGACGGTCAGGCCCTTCTTCTTGAGAGACGGCAGATTCAGTGTCGGGGTCATGGCTTGTTACTCCTGTGTTCGAATGTCGCTTTGTGTTGATGGTCGATGTTGAACGCTTCTGTCCGTGCCTTCGATTAGGCTTCGAGGGCTCCGAACGCATCCGAGAACGACTTGACGCCTTGCTCGGTCGGGTTGGTGTGCTGGCCACTCAGGATCGAGGCCATGGCACGGGCCTGAACGTCCGCGGACGACATGTCCGGAGCCGCCGGGATGGCCGGGCTCGCGGGGGCCGAAGCGGTCGCCTGAGTCGCGGGTGCGGGGGTGGCCGCGGGCGTGGTCGCCGGGCTGGCCGGAGCGGCGGGGGCCGCAGCAGCCTTCGCCGCCGCGAACACGTCCTTGAGATCCGCCACGTAGGCGTCGAAGTCGGCATCGGCCATCGAGAAGGTGCCGTCTTCCTTGCGAGCGGTGGCCTTCTGGACGCGGGCATCGGACTTGAGCCCGGCGTCTTCGAGGGCCTTGGTGCGGGAAGCGACGGTCTTCTCGGCGACGACGTCGTTCACTTCCTTGTTCAGAGCCGCGACCTGACCCTTGAGGGTCGTGATCTCGGTCGCCTTCGCGGTGACGTCGGCCTGAACGGTCGTCAGCGAGGTGGCCGACGCCTTGAGTTCGCCCTTGAGGGTCTCGACCGAGGCGTTGGCCTTGGTGAGTTCGCCCTTCAGAGTCGCCAGTTCGGCCTGCAGGTTCGTGACGTTCTGCTCGGCAGACGCCTTGGCCTGCGTGAGGGTCTGGATCTTCTCGGCGAGAGCCTCGGTGGCGTTCGCCTGAGCGAGGATCTTCGCAGCCTCTTCGCGGGCGACGGCCCGGATGTCCTGACCCGTTTCCGTTTGATTAGCGGGCATTGTTGCCTCCGTGTGGTTTGGTGCCACGATGGTGTTGACATCCGAGGCCCCAATCGCCTCGGGTTTCACTACTGATGCCGCGGCCCGCCCGTACTTGACTGACTCTCGATGGGCGACCGGGACGGTCAGATCGAGTATCTCATCAGGAGTGGGAGTAGCCATTGGGAGTCCTATCCATCCATCTGAGACAGGCACTGATGAATCCAAGCATGCTCAGAGATCAGAGCCTGTTTCCGATTGTCATCAGTTGATATTGCGAACTCCCGGTGAATTTCACTGTGACGCTCTAATAATTTCCTATGGGCATCCGTGAGTTGTACCGAAGCGGCGGCTTTCACCACCGACTCTGAGTGCTCAAGGAACCCGGCCATGGGGTTGGCCGGATTGGTCGTGGAGGCCACGCCGCCGTACACGAAGGCGAGCGAACGACGCCAGATCGGGTAGCCGTTCACCATCTCCTTCTTCGCCCACGAATCGGCGTAACCATTTGCCTCTGCTTCTTTTCTGGCGATGGCCTTCAGCGTTCCGTCCGACTCCTTGTAGAGGAAGTCGTACTCACGAATCCATCGCTCCATGGAGACCCTCATGATGCCGTCTTCGGCACTGGTCAGGACTCCGGCCACAGTTTTGGGGAAGAGGAAGTTGTAAAGAGCGGCCCACCCTACGACTGTGAGGCGATCCGACTTTTCTCGAACCAAGTCGGACTTGTCGAGATCGGCCACAGCCTTCGTGTCGAGCAGTTTGCCTTCGGCGTCGGCCAGAGATGCGTGGGTCATGACGCCGAAGATGGTGTTCTTGACGGGAGGGTACTTCTTGTCCATGTACATCATCGAGTCGACTTCCTCGATGACGTGCTCCATGTCGAACGGCTTGTACTTGGCCGTGGCGTGATACTTGATCAACGCCTCACGGGGCATGTAATCCCAGTTCTTGTTGGCCCCCTCCGAGTCCAGCACGAACTGAGTCCAGACCAGATCCGGATTGACTCCGTCCTGCCAGTGGAACTGGGAGGCGGTGCTCTTGTTGGCCTTGGCCACCCCGTCAGGGAGTTCATCTTCCTTGACGAGCTTCATGGAGGCCGTCACGCGGGTGCGGACGTACTCCTGATCGCCGATCTTGATGATGTCATCCTGAGTTGGTTCCATGACTTAGATCTGCTTCATGAGGTCGATATTCTGGGGAACCGACCGGTGGTCGGGCACGACGACGTTGGCCGCGGCACTGGCGGTCTTGGGGGAGATGGAGGCGTTGCCCTTCTCTTCCGCGGGCGGAACGAGGATGTAGCTCCGACGCTCGTAAAGTGAGCCCTGCTCCACCTCGGTATCACGGGTCGTGAACTCCATCTGCACGCTGCCGTAATCGCCCGTCCAGACGCTCAGGTTGAGGTTGGACAAATCCTTGATCTCCTTACCGTTCAGGAGGATCTTGGTGCCCCCGGGGAGGCCGTTGGTCACGATCGAGAGGGATTCGAACTTGACCGCGGCTTCGGCCTTCGTGTAGTCGATTTGTTGCTGGTTCATGTCTGCCTCAGTTCCAGTTGTGGTTGGGGGTCTCACGGAAAACGATCCGCCCACCCATGACGGTGGGGTACACCTCGGGGGCCTTATGGACGAATCGGGCCTTCTTCTGCTTCGGAGTCCGGGGCCTGCTCACGCTGAACACCACTGCGAGAAGTGCAGCGGCACCGAACGCGACACCCAGAAGTGCCGAAGATGCGTTACGATTTCTCATGATCGCCTCGAAGATGCTAATGGTTGCCGGGCGGTTACTTCTTCATCGACTTCTGAAGACGCTTCGTGCAGACCGCCCAAGCTGCCACGAACACCTCTTCAGGAGTCATATCGGCGAACTGCTTCTTGAGGTCTGAGGTGATCTCGGCCATGTACCGGCCCCACGCCTTCGGGATCTCGCCCTCGATCTGAGTTGCACGCCACTCGCTCAGGACTTTCTCCTGTGCGGCAGTGGAGATCTCGGCCTTGACCGTCGCAGTGGCGTACGCGGCACGCTTGCCCTTGGAGTGCTCGGTTTTGTACCGGAGCAGTTCCTGCTCGGTGATGTAGTTGACCTTCCCGGCGATGGAGGTTGCCTCCCGCATCACGCCGATCGTCTCGGCTGTCGAGAGCGACGGCCACGGCGGGCTCATGTCGATCTCACCGTGCTCCTTCTCGTACGCGGCCTTGGTCATGACCCAGTTGAATGGGACGCGAAAGTGATCGGCCACGTCCATCTGCTGGTCGTGATCCAAATCGGGCATGTCCACCACGATGGCGACCATGTCCTCGCCCAGCGGCTGGATCTTGGCCTTGGCCTTGACCGCCTTGGGCTGGGTCTTGCCGACCTTGTTCTTGTTGCTCTTCTTGGAGCCGGGCTGATTCCGCGGCTTGCCGCCGAGCGGCCCCGGGGTGCCGCCCTTGTTCGGGAGTGGCTGACCGCCCGGCCCGAGGTTGTTGGCCGAGGGGATGGGCATGAACAGGCCCTTGTCCTTCAGCTTCTTCATGTCCTCCATCCGCTTCTTGACGGTAGGGAAGTTGAACTTCAGGGTCTCGAGAGCGGTCTGGTGGTCGATCAGGCCATTCATGACTGCGGTCTGCATGACGCCCCAGAACTCCACCTCATCCTTCATGTTGAGGGTGTCGAAGCTACCGATGACGTCGGCAGAGATGCTCAGTGCCGAGCGGAGCATCTTGACTTCGCGGTGGAAGAATTCGAGGAACTTCTGCTGGGCTTCGGTGACCAGTTCCTCGACGCCCTTGAAGTTCATGATGGAGTTGCCGATGGCACCCGACGTCTCCGACGTGCCCGTGAGGACGGGCGAGATGCCGAAGATGGTGCGGATTTCGGAGTTCCAGAACTTGTACTTCTCGGTGTCCTTGAGCGAATCGAAGTCGGGCTCGATCCACTCCAGTTCGATGCAGTGGTTCCACACCAGAGTCATGTTCCGACTCGGCGTGGCCAGCAGCTTCTGAACCTTCTTGACCTTTTCAGGGTCGAACTCTGGGTACTGGTCGGTACCCAGCTTGACCAGCAGGATTCGGTTCTTCACCGATCGAGCCGTCGCCTTGTCCATGGAGATCATTTCGTCCTTCATCTCCAGAGCAGTGAAGGCACCGACCGTGAGTGGTGTGGGGTACCGCTCGTAGGGTTGCTTGTTCCCGAACGTGACGTTGCACACGTTGGGTGACAGCCAGATCTTCTCCTTGTTCTGTCGGATCTGAGAAATGATCTCCATCGGGAGTGTGCTGAGGTTGGCTTGCATCTGCGGCGTGGGATTCATCACCGCGTCGTGAAGCTCACCCGACAGACGAAGGTACGGCTGACGCAGGAGGCCCATCTCCTTGGGGCCGTCCATGTCCACCAGAAGGGGGTCGAGGATCGTGTACGCACCCGGAATGGTTCCCTTCATCCACTCATACTGGGTGCGGGACACAGCCTGCTCGTACTTCTCCAGACGTTCGATGGAGCACAGGCCCTGCTGCGTGAGTTCCTTGGCCTGTTCGTAGGTGGCGAGTGCGACTTTGTACGTTTCGAAAGCCTGACGCTGACGTGTGACCAGAGCCTCGGTGGCTGCGGCCCGCTCCTCTTCGGTCTCCGATCCCGTCGCACGGATCTCGATGTTCCCCTCGACCGGCTGGGGGATCTTGTTCGGACGCAGTTCCCGCGGGACGTACTCGATGAACGTCTTGAGTGACGGCACGTACGCCGAGCGGAAGTATTCGAAGAACCACTGCTGCATGAAGCTGTAGGGCATGGCGGTCTTCCGCCAGATGTCCACCACTTCACGGGCCGAGTCGTTCTCCGAAGACAGGGCGAAAGTGCTGTTCGCCAACTGAGCGAGCATCGTGAGGCACTTCTGAACGAGGGGATCTTTCTTGGAATAGCGGATGGCCTTGCGGATGTCGCACTTCCCATCCTGAGACTCGTTGATCGACTCCCACATCCCCATGTAGTCTTCCAGATCGTCCATGCCCATGCTGCCGTACGAAGAGGCGTAGTCGGAAGCAGCGAGAGACGGGATGTGGCCGGAGAAGCCGTTGCCCGTCTTCTGAAAGGTCACGTGCTGAAGGAAGGCAGGGGCCTCATGGCCCGCCTTGGCACGGATGGAGTTAGAATCCGGATCGAACTCATAACGATCCGCCCATGAGGACGGATGTGAGGTCGAAGCCGCAGCCTTGACCGCATCACCGATTGCACTGACGGCCTTTGCTTTCTTCGCCATGATCGCTCTCCTTTATGCCCAGCCGCCGTCCACAGGTTTACGCGGACGCAGGTGCCGGGCGGCAACCTTGAGTGCCGCTGAGTGCCCGATGAGAATCGCCGAGTAACGGTCTTTACGCTGCGAGTCGGTAGGCGTATCCCAACGCATCCGATCGCCCGTGCTGCTCACTACTATCGACGAAACCTCGATCAAGGCTTCTTCCAATTCCATGTCCATTTCCTCGGCGATGGGAGTCCACAGAACCGACCCAGCCCCCGGCTTGGCCGCGATCTTGACCCGCCCATGTTGGATCGCACTGAGTAGGTTGTGGTTGGCGTCGTGTACCCATGCGTAGTTGCTGAACTGGATCAGCGGGCCGAGTAGACGCTGGCCGATGAGTGCCTTGTGCTCTTCGAACTCCTCTTCGAGGATCAGCTTCTGACCCATGGGGCACGACATCTGGTCGGCGAGCAAGTCGCGGACGGTCGTGCCACCACCACCGCCGTCCATCTCGAAGTAGGTGATCCCGTACAGTTGGATCAGTTTCCGCACTTCTTGGTGCATGACTTGGAAGTTCTTCTTGTTCCAACTCATGACCCGCACCAGATTGCAGGTGCCGGAGTCCAGATCGACCTCCCAGATCGAGATGGCGAAGTTGTCGTTTGTACGGGCGGGGTCGATGCCCATCGTGTAAATGAAGCGACCCTTCCGCGGCTCGGACAAGCACGAGAATTCCCCGTGAAGTCGGCACTTTTCGAGATCCGAACGGCGATAGAAGCCTTCGGAGTCGGGCGGGAAGTACGCCTCGTACTCCATCCGGAACATGTAGTCGGACATGTCCCGCTTCGCCTCCTCGATCGTCTGGAGGTTCATGAAGTAGGGCGACGGGTCTTTGTAGGTGAAGGCGGTGAGGGTCAGCTTGCCGTTGCTGACGATGCGGGCCGGGATCTGACCACCATTCAGGGCACCGCCCTTCATGACGATGTGATCCGTGGACTTGCCGTCCCGCTCCAACTGCTTCTTCTCGGCGAGGATGTCCTTGATGATCTTGCCGACACGTCGCCAGAGGTGGTTGTACTGGTAGAAGGCCGTCGAAGAGATGATCAGCTTGTTGTTCTCGGGCAGGTTCACGTCTGCCATCGTGATCTCACCCGCCTCGACCCGACGCATCTGCTCTTCCATGTACTCGACGCGAGCCATCGGATCGGACGACGTGGCCAAGAAGCCGCGGACGACGATGTCCAGCGTGTTGTCGTCGATCTGAGCCCCTTCGTCGGCGATGACGTCGTAGTAACGAGCACCGCGAATCTTGGCTCCGTCCACGCCCAGCGGGAGTGCTTCGATGATGCTGCTGGAGTACCCGGGTGCGGCGAGGAACTTGAGTGTGCAAGAGTCAGCCGATCGGACTGGCTTTCTGTCCACAGCCTCCTGCATCATGGGAGACTTCTGGTACAGCTTCTCGATCTCGGCGAACATCATCTTCGACTGCCGGAACGACGGGGCGATCAAACCGACCTTGTGGGCCGGGATCAGCATGGCCCGGAGCACGGCGAAGACGCCGTTCAGGAACGTCTTGCCCGTGCCGCGACTTAGAATGTCGATCTGTGTGTCCGACTTCCATCGGGCGTTGAGAACGATCTGCTGGTGACGATCCAGCTTGACCCCCAAGATGTCTTTGGCGGCGATGACGGGGTTCTCCCGCCAATACAGAACTAGCTCCTCTTGATTGAGGGCCTTGTTATCCTTGAATTTCTCGATCATGAGTCTTACCGGTCAAACAC